ATATAAAACTGATGACTTGATTAAGTTTGCCTCTACAGGTAAACCTGCTAAATTTGGAGACGCGTTTGGCCAGATGATGTCTGGTAAAATAAACCAAGGTGTCGAATCAATCAGGCAAAAAGTTGCAGCTAAACTAGGGGGTCTTGATCCTACCGGTGAACAGGGTGACGGTGCAGAAGAAGGTGGTAATAAACATAGTACACCAGACGACGTAAGTTTGGAACTAACCCCTGAAGAACAAGAAGCACTCGATGCTGACGAACCAACCCAAGACACCGAACCAAAGGAGGCCTCGGGAGATACAAATGAAGTCACTAAAACAGATAATTAAGGAGTCAGATTATACTGATCCTAAAGCGCCTGCCGACAAGGAATTTGTTGACAAGCACGTAATACAAAAAACTGATTACCCTCATACACCTAAAGGTGGATCTAATGATGAGGTGTTCTCAGGTAAGAAACAAAAAAAGAAAAAACGTATTGCTGATCCAGAAGAGGGACAGGATAAAGAAGTAAACGAAATGTCGTCTGCTCAGATGAAAAAGAAAGAAGCGATTGTTAAAGGCATGAAGAAAAATGCTTCTGACTTCATTAAACGATATGGTAAAGATGATAGCGAATCAGTTATGCATGCCACAGCTACTAAGATGGCACAAAACGAATCAAAGTTACCTTTTGCACATGCAGCAGTAGATGTTGAAGAACAAAAAATATTAAAGTCATTATGGGAAGACTTAAATGACGATAATAGAAAACAGTTTGAGCAAGCAGTACTTACAGACAAAGGTCTACAGAAAGTGCTAGCATTTGCAAAACAAGGCTGGGGAGAATAACAAATGGCAGCTGTAGAATTATCAAATCATCTATCCGTTGGGGGAGGAAAAGTAGTATTACTTTATAAGTCAGGTAGTACTGGTTCTGTAAACAAATCACTTGCTAATTTAGCAACAGGTGGTGAGACTGTTACTGCTGCTGACATTACTCGCATCTTGTACACTGGTGCGGGCACTCTAACAATCAAAAGAAACACAACTACAGTATTCATAAGTGACTCGGAAGCTACGTTTGATTGGGATCTTAAAGGTATGGGAATGTCTCTCAGTGCAAATAATGATCAAGCAATCAACGTAACATTTTCTGACGCGAACAGCACAGCGATAATAGAATTACAAAAAACATCTAACCATAGTGCTGGATAAGGAGTAACTAATGAAACTTATTACAGAACTAACAGAAACAGTAGATTATATCTTTGAAGCAAACAAAGAGACTGGTAAGAAAGATTATTACATTGAAGGCGTATTCATGCAAGGAGACATTAAGAACCGTAATGGTAGAATGTATCCTGGTCAAGTGTTAGCTAAAGAAGCTAACAGATATAATAAAGAATACATACAAAAGAATAAAGCATACGGCGAGTTGGGACATCCACAAGGTCCTACTATAAACCTCGAACGTGTATCACATATGATTAAAGAGTTGAAACCTGATGGTTCTAACTTTGTCGGTAAAGCGAAAATCTTAGATACTCCGTATGGACAGATCGTAAAAAATCTAATTGACGAAGGGGCGCAGCTTGGCGTAAGTTCTCGAGGTATGGGAACACTACGCGATCGACAAGGTGCTCAAGAAGTGCAATCAGACTTTATGTTATCCACTGCGGCTGATATAGTTGCTGACCCGTCTGCTCCTGACGCATTTGTTAATGGAGTTATGGAAGGAGTTGAGTGGGTTTACGATGCAGCTTCTCACAGCTTTAAAACTATGTCAGTTGTGGACGAAGTTAAAAAAATGGGAACTAAAGACGTTAGGAAACTTAACGAACAGCGAATCCGTCTGTTCGAAAAGTTTTTAAATAGTTTATAGTTTATAATTTTTATAAATAACATAGAATAGAATAAAATTCCGTTCTAAACTAGTTTAAACAAAGGAGTCTAAACATGGCCGATAAAGAAATCGAACAAGTAGTCGAAGACGACGACTTGCTAGAGGCCAGCCTAGAGACTACAGAAGACAGCGATGAGCAGCTAGACGAATTTACTGCTGACAACACAGGTGGTGATGTCATTAAAGGTGCAGAAGTTCCTGAGCCTACAAGCACAGGTTCTACCGCCCGTTCAGCTGATAAGTCTGGTGGCGACACAAGTACGCCTTCAGACGATCAAAAGTCTTCAGTAACGAAAGCTGCCCTTATTTCTCAAGTTATGGGTAAGATGAATAAGATGTCTAAACAGACATTGCAATCACTTGCCGGCGAAGTAGCTTCTGGACAATACGGTAAGAATAAACTACCTGCTTCAAAACCTCAATCGCATGGAAAAGATGCGATGCCTAAAGTAGATGCTCCTAGAGTATCACAGGCTGAGTCTAAAGAAGCAATTGGTGAAATCTTTGCCGAGGGAGATCTATCTCCTGAAATGAGAGAGAAAGCTCAAACAATTTTTGAAGCGTCAATCAATTCAAGAATTATTGAGGTTACTGCTCATATCCAAGAAGACTTTGACAAGCAACTTGACGAGCAAAAAGAAAAGTTTAAGATAGACCTTACTAACCGCGTAGATGAATATCTCGAATATGTCGCCGAAGAGTGGATGACACAAAACGAAGTAGCTATCGAAAGCGCGCTTAAGGTTGAAGTAGCCGAGACTTTTATTGACGGTATCAAGAACCTTTTCCAGGAAAACTATATCAGTATTCCGGAAGAGAAGATTGATCTTGTCAGTCAATTGACCGGTGAAAAAGAAGAGCTTGAAAGAAAGTTAGATGAACAAGTCCAAAGAGACATGGATAGTAAGAAAGAGAATGACGAGTTAGAGAGATATAAAATCTTTAACGAAGCATGCGACGGCTTAACTATGACTCAGAAAGACAAGTTGTCTCAGCTTTCAGAAGGTATAGACTATGAGAACAACGAAGATTATAAATCTAAGATTGATCTATTGAAAGAACATTACTTCAATACAAAAACAGCCGCTACGGTAGCAGAAGATCTTAACAGTGACCCTGTCGAAGTGGACGAGGAAGTACCGCAAGTAGGTGACCCGAGTATGGCTGCATATGCTAAAGCAATCTCAAGAAGTATTCGTAGATAAATAATAAACCCAAATAGGAGGGAGTCCAAAAATGCAATCATTTAATGAAGAGCTTGTTAGAAAGTGGCAGCCTATTCTTGAGCACGCTGATCTTCCAGAAATCGCAGATCCGCATAAACGCCAAGTAACAGCTTGCGTACTTGAAAACACCGAAACTGCTCTTAGAGAGCAGGCATCGTTTGCTCCACAAAGCCTACTTGAGGCAGCCCCGGCTAACGCCATGGGCGGTTCTTCAAGTACAGCTAGTGATGGAGCCGTCGATATTTACGACCCAGTTTTAATTAGCTTGGTTCGTAGAGCAATGCCTAACCTAGTAGCTTATGACATCATGGGCGTACAACCAATGACCGGTCCAACAGGATTGATCTTTGCAATGCGTTCACGTTATTCTACTCAGTCAGGAACAGAAACATTCTACAACGAAGTTAACACAGCATTTAGTGTTGACAAAGATGACCACGCCAATACAGCTATTGGTGATGCAGCAAGGAATCTAGGAGATTCACCTGCAGATGGTTATTTGAACTCAACTAAATCTAACCTAGAACTGTACAACTTCATGTCTGGTATGACCACAACTCAAGCTGAGCGCTTGGGAGATGGTTCAGGCAACGCTATTCCAGAAATGGCATTCAGCATTGAGAAAATTGCTGTGACAGCATTGTCACGTGCTCTTAAAGCTGAATACACAATGGAGCTAGCGCAAGACCTTAAAGCTATCCATGGCTTAGACGCTGAGACTGAATTAGCAAACATTCTGTCTACAGAAATCTTGGCCGAGATCAACAGGGAACTTGTTCGTACTGTTGGTACAATCGCTAAAGTAGGTGCTCAAGAAGGAACCACAACTGCTGGTAAATTCGACCTTGACACAGACTCTAACGGTCGTTGGATGGTTGAGAAGTTCAAAGGCCTTATGTTCGCTATCGAAAGAGAGTCGAACGCGATCGCCAGAGGAACAAGACGTGGGAAAGGTAACATCGTTATCTGTCGTTCAGATGTAGCATCTGCACTTCAAATGGCTGGTGTACTTGATTACACGCCTGCACTTAACTCAAACAACCTAGCTGTAGATGATACAGGTAGCACCTTTGCAGGGGTACTTAATGGTCGAACTAGAGTATACGTTGATCCATATGCTGGAGACAACTATATGACAGTCGGTTATAAAGGCTCTAGTGCATTTGATGCTGGCTTGTTCTACTGCCCATATGTGCCGCTACAGATGGTACGTGCAGTTGGAGAGAACACTTTCCAACCTAAGATCGGATTCAAAACTCGTTACGGCGTAGTTGAGAACCCATTCGCACGTGGAACCACAGCTCTAGCAGCTACTGGTGCACTTGCAGCAGACTCAAATGAGTACTACAGAAAAGTTGTTGTTAACAACCTAATGTAAATTAGAGTTAACATTTCAATTTGATTAAGGGGCTCTTAGGAGCCCCTTTTTTTTATGAGATAAATAATAACATGAGCACATTATCAAACCAACCAACTAATCCTCAATTCCTATCACCGGTAGGTTTTAACTTTTCTATACGTAAGTTGCCTAATGTAAATTACTTTGCGCAATCAATTAACTTACCTGGTGTACAAATGGGTGAGACATTGATACCTTCACCGTTTGTAAATATACCAATACCTGGTGACCATATGATTTTTGGTGACATGAGCATCACATTCAAAGTAGATGAGAATATGGATAACTTTATTGAGTTGTTCAATTGGATTCAATATCTTGGGTTCCCTGAGAGCTTCAATCAATCCAAACAAATATATGATCAACCTGGAACAACTAGCTTGACAGGGTTGAGAAACGTACAAAGAACACAGAGATCGTTAGGTGAGGGCGGTGTTAGTGATGCAACAATAACCGTTCTAAACAGTGCATCAAATCCAAACATAAGCATAGAGCTTGAAGATTGTTTTCCAGTATCATTATCGGACATCCAATTTGATGTACGAAACCAAGATATAGATTACATAGAAGCTACCGCAACATTCAAATTCAAACTATTCAAGATCTTCAAGATCTCAAGTTCAGGGAATTCTAATACATCAGTACGTATTGCCGGTTGACCTACAACCCCTAATCTAGTATTATAATTGCTGGAGGTTTATACTATGAATATATTTGTGCTGGATAGAAATCCAAAGATAGCTGCTTCTATGATGTGTGATAAGCACGTCGTCAAGATGATACTAGAATCAGCTCAGATGTTGTCTGCCGTCCTCGATTGGCAGTATGATTATATTAACTTTAGTACAGGAGAACCTGGTGACGGTCAAGTGCTTACTCAATTTGGTTTACCTGGATACCCTAAGGCTCATGCAAAGCACCCATGTACACTATGGGCAAGAGAGTCTAAGCTCAATGCTATGTGGTTAGTAGAACATATGAGAGCATTGTGTTTCGAGTATACTGCTCGCTATGGTAAGTTTCATAAGCAAGATACTTTGCCTATGATATACGAAGCGCAGCTAAGGTACTGTAGGTTTCCAGAGTTAGATCAAACAGAGTTTGTACAAGCAATTACTAACAAAGACTTGCACCGAGACGATCCTGTAGAAGCATATAGAGAGTACTATATACAAGAGAAGGCTTACTTCGCAAAGTGGAGAAGTGGTCTCATACCGGAGTGGTTTAGTAATGCAGCTTGATGAGCTATTTGAAAATTGGGGTAAGGATTGTAACATTGACAGAGCCGAGCTAGGCAATGAGTCTGCAAGAATACCTCAACTACATTTTAAATATTTTAAGATGTTATCAACTGAACGTCTGCTACTAAAGAAGCTAGAAAGCGAGTACACTATATTACATAAATGTAAGTGGGATTATTATCAAGGTATAATGACATTAGAAGATCTGCAGGATAGAGGTTGGGAACAACAACCACTAAAGATTCTGAAGACAGACTTACCCCAATACATTGGAAGTGATGGTGACATAATAAAAATGAATCAGAAGATTGCATATCAAAAAGAAAAGATAGATTTCTTAGAGAGTGTAATCAGAACGATTAATAATAGAGGATTTCAAATAAAAAATGCAATCGATTGGGAAAAGTTTAAAGTCGGCATATAGAATATGTGATCCGTTAGGTGAAGATCCAACGTACACAGAACTAGCTGACTTAATGATTAAAGTTAATTTTGGTAAGCCAGAGAAAGCAGACAGAGCAACCTCACAGCACAATTACCATAAAGCATACGCAACACTGTTTCATGACAAGAGAGAAGAAATTAACAATGTGTTGGAAGTAGGCATATGGGCAGGGCTAGGTTTGTTGTGTTGGACACATTATTTTCCTAATGCTACGGTAGAAGGAATTGACTGGAAGTTCAAATGGGAACGTAAGATAAAAAGATTAGGTTACGATTCTAATAGAGATAGGATACATTTGAATTGGTGCGACACCTCTTGTGCAGAAGAAGTACAAGAACATTTTGATAGATCACGATACAGTAATTACTTTGATGCCATATTTGATGATGGTAATCATTTTGGTAGTGTACAGAAGGCTACCCTAATAAATCTCTGGCCTATGCTAAAGCCAGGAGGCATATATATTGTTGAGGACATTAACGACATATATGAAGATCCAGTTAAGCTAACCGACTACGTAAACATATTAGCTGAACGAGGACACAAAGTTGGATGGTACGAGTATCCATCCCCACCTAGAATGATGAACGACGAAGAGCGTCCTCACCTAGGTTCAAGATTAATAGCAATACACAAGGAGGAATAAATGAGTTGTGTAAAACATGCATTGTACGATGCACTAGAACAAAAGTATATTTCAGATAAAGCTAATGCGATAGCTACTCTGAAATTATCTTTTGAAAATCCAGTTGCAATAGGAGAGCATCCTACTTTACTTACTGACATGGATAAACTCGTAAGCGATATAGCAACTGCTGAAGAAAACTTAGCATCATTAAGAAATAATTTTGCTGAGGATATGATGGGTGGAGCTTATAAAGGTGCACCTGATACTATGGCCGCAGAACAACCGGACGCACCATGGATTGCTGCAGAGCATGAAATGATACGTAGTGAAGGCAAGGGCTCCAAGTAATGATTTGGGACATTGTACTCGGCATAGGTTTTCTTATAGCTGTAGGTCTATGGGTGTGGGTTTATATTTCTGGACCAGCACCTATAGTTACCATATGGCATTCTTGGGAACCTGGCTCGTGGCCAAAACTTTGGAAGAAAAAAAAGAAAGACTAAATGCTAACTGTATCTAAGTTTGATGATGTTTATTTAAAAGTAGATTGTGATGCTGGCACAAGCCAGGAACTTAGTGACTACTTTACTTTTACTGTTCCAGGGGCACAGTTTATGCCTCAGGTAAGAAACCGTTTCTGGGATGGTAAGATTCGTTTGTTTAACCAAATGACAAAACGAATATATTTTGGTTTGTATCCTAAGATAGAAGAGTTTGCAAAGCAAAGAAACTACACTTTAGATATACAGGAAGACAAAGCATTCTATCAACAAGAGTTTTCATTGACAGAAGTTGATGATCTTGTTAAGTCTATCTCTTTGCCTAAAGAATATAAAGTAAGAGACTACCAATCAAAAGCAATAGCGCATGCCATTAGAAACAAGAGATGCTTATTGCTGTCTCCTACAGCTTCTGGTAAGTCGCTTATAATATACCTTTTGTCACGTTTCTACCCCGCCAAGAAGCTGATCATAGTGCCAACCACAGCATTGGTTCATCAGATGGCTTCAGACTTTAAAGACTATGGTTATGACCAGCCTGTAGATAAGATTACTGCTGGTGCAAGCAAAGATGGTATAGAAAATATAACTATCACTACTTGGCAATCGATATACAAAATGCCAAAGAAATGGTTTGAACAATTTAAAGTAGTGATTGGTGACGAAGCACATTTGTTTAAAGCTAAGTCGTTAGCTAAGATAATGGAGAAGTTAACAGTCTGTCCATGGAGGTTTGGGTTCACTGGAACACTAGACGGGACGTTAACTCACAAATTAGTTTTAGAAGGTTTGTTTGGACCTGTTGAAAAAGTAACAACTACATCTGATCTAATAAAAGAGAAGCACTTATCTGAGTTTAAGATAAATATTATCACACTCAAGTATTCAGAACAAACGAGGAGCTTGTTAAAGAGATCTAAGTATCAAGACGAGATTGATTTCTTAGTTAGATGTGAGGCTCGTAATAGATTTATTAAAAACTTATGCCAAAGTTTAGATGGCAACACATTAGCATTATTTAATTATGTTGACAAGCACGGTAAAGTGTTATACAATATGATGAAAGAAGATACAGATAAACCTGTATTCTTTGTACATGGTGGAGTGAAAGGAGAAGAGAGAGATCACATAAGGCAGATAGTCGAAAATGAAAGAACATCAATTATTGTTGCATCGTATGGTACATTTAGTACTGGTGTTAACATTCGTAATCTGCACAACATCGTGTTCTCTAGTCCGAGTAAGTCCCGAGTGCGAAATCTCCAATCAATTGGAAGGGGACTTCGAAAAGCAGACGGTAAGTCTGAGGCTCGTTTGTTCGATTTAGTAGACGACCTAAGATTTAAACAATGGAAGAATTATTCGTTAGAACATTTTAGTGAGCGATTGAAAGTATATAATGAAGAAGAGTTTCCGTACAAGATTTATCAAGTACGTTTAAAGGAGTAATTCAATGACTGAAAGATATGCTACATTCAAGTTAATGAATGGAGAAGAG